GCAGCGTGTGCGGCATGGTGCTGTGGGGCGAAGTGCTCCGCGCCACCACGCCGCCTTTCATACGGTATGTGACGTTTCGTAACACTCAGGGTGTTACCGAGGGCCAGATTGAGCTGGGGCACTTTATGGCGCTCGCTGCACTCGCTCCGTTGCGTCTTGCGAGACTCACGTTGCCACCTGGGGCGGTTATGGAGTGTCAAAACTCGTTACGCTCGCTACCTACCACGAGGCAATAAGAAAACCCCCTGGAGCTCATCACTCCAAGGGGTTTCTTTTTGACTGGAGCTACGCAGGATTACATAGAATCTTCTATATCGTTCTGCATGAGGCGCAACGTGTTTTTGTTCCAGCGTTCATCAGTGCTGCGACCGTTAATATCCTCGGGAGAGTGCAGGTGCTCATCCCAATTATCTATAACCTCCTGGTTACCAAGCGACTTGATTGTGTCAAAAGCTGCTTCGATCTGGTCGTTGATTTCTGCTTGATATTTCATCATTTGTTGGTAGCAGATTTCATATTCTGCTGCTGTGTGTGGGTTGTTCATCGGGGGATTGTGTTTTATTTGGTGGTTGTGGAAACTGTGGAAAACTCAGCCAACACGTCGGCAGCGTTGACGGTGAGAGGGTGGTTCCTAGCGCGATCCAATGCAAGGTTCCTTTTCTGGCTTTGTTGCCAAAAAGGCAGGAGTTCCCGCTCAAGGCGAAGCGGCCCCTCTTTTCCATAATTCGAGTGGAGCGCCAGGAGATCGGTCCAGTCGGAATCCATCAGAATGCTGTGCTCTACTGCCCAACGAAGATCGGAATAATGCCGTTTTTCGAGGCGGATTTGATCGCGCTCGTCCTGTGTTGCCATGGTTCCCGTGGGTGTTGGGTGAACTCAGGAATACTACACTAGAAAGGGGGTAAACGCAAGGGGTTGACAGCTGGGGCATACCTGTCTATTGTATGAGAGTACACAACACCCGGCCACCTGAACCGGAAAATCAATGCAAACCGTCAACCGTCACACCAGAGCACCCAGGAATGGGCCCCGCTCTATCGTCTGCCCCCACTGTCAAAGCGTTAGCAAGGTGTTTCATTTTGCATGGTCAGCGCTTCAGTGCCCCGACTGTAAGACCATGACCGATAAGTACACCTGGCTACTCGTACCTTTACAACCCACCTACCTCTGAACCCATGAAAACTACCTATGCAGTGACCATGATCTGGAACATTCGCAGAATCGATCCCCAGGAGGACTCCGAAGAAACCGCAACTATTTTGGTTGTTTCAGATAGTGAAGAAAACGCAATCGAGCAGGCTATTGCTTCCTGCACTCAGGGAGACGAACCTGACGATGTTTTCGCTATAGAATACGCAACTCCTAACCCTGTGTAGTATGGTAGAAGCATATTGCGCTTTGTAATGGAAGAAAACGACACCGATTTAGAACTGGAGCAGAGCGACGAGATTGACGAGATTGAGGTTGAGGAAATATCAAATAGCGAATCGCTACCTGTTAAGAAAGAAAACAGACCCTACGGGAAACGTAACCCCAACGCACTGGTAGAGGAAAGGTGTCGCAGGCTATATAAGCGCCAATTGGAGGGGTTACCCACCAGGCACTTAGTCTACGACCATGCGACAAGAGAAAGCATCTCCCTTAGCACCGCTTGGCGCGACTGGGAAGTGGTGAAAGAACAGAATAGAGACGACTGGAACTTAGATCGTGAGAGTATAGTGTCACGTATCCAAGGAATGAGGCTTAGAGTGATAAATGCAGCCATAAGAAAGGGACAATTACAAACAGCGACACAAGCACTTAAAGATCTTGGCGCCGTCGTCGGGGAAGTGGCGCCTGAGCAACAAGCAATGCTGGCACCAATTCTTAACATTACGGTGGAAGAATCACGCCCAAAAAACCTTTCATCAGGGTCTGAACCAGTTAATATCACTCCCGCGCTTGAATGTGTGCCAGAAAACCTTTCATTAGATGCTGATTAGCCTTTCATTATTGCCTTTCATTGCCTTTCATTGCCTTTCATTGCCTTTCATTGCCTGGGGCACTAAGGCACTAAGGCACTAAGGCACTAAGGCACCGCGCCCTAGTGCAAGCGTACTGCTAGGGCAGAGTCAAGGGCAGGGTCAGGCTGGGGCATCCTAGCACGGCACGGCAAGCGCAATTGAGAATTAATCGCAGTTATGTAGTGTGTAAACTTTTAATACTTTTTTTAGGATTCCCGCGGTTTGGCGGCCGGTTTGGCTGTATTGTATGAGAGCACAAACCAAGTGCAACCAAACCACCCTAAAACAAAATGACCCTCACCCACTTAACCAAACGATCGGCAAACGTTAAAACCGGCCCGATCCCTGTTTCCACATCCTCCCGTGAGAATTGCCCCAAAACTTGCCCATTCCGTTTGAATGGATGTTATGCAGAATCTGGAAAGCTTCGGTTACATTGGGATAAAGTGACAGCGGGAGAACGTGGCACGGATTGGCAAAAGTTTCTAGATAGTATTAAATCTCTGCCCGAAGCTACTTTTTGGCGCCATAATCAAGCGGGCGATATTAAAGACCCCAACACCGCAACTGGTACCAAACAGTTAGCACAACTAACTAACGCTAATCGCGGCCGCAAAGGTTACACATACACGCACCACAGATTAACACCCATCGGGGTGCAGAATCTAAAAGCCGCTACATCTCAAGGGTTCACAGTTAACGTCTCCGCTGATAGTGAACAGGCTGCAGATGTGGCGATTAGCAAAGGTTTAAGAGCGGTGTTTGTTGTTAACTCTACAGAAAAGCGTAGATTCTGGAATACCGCTTGGGGCAATCGTGTGGTTGTTTGTCCTGCTCAACTACACAAAAACATAGATTGTAAAACTTGCAAGTTGTGCCAATCGCGGCCGCAGAATGTGGCGATTGCTTTTCTGGCACACGGTAACGGCAAAAAGAAGGTCGAACAGCTTCTAGGCTGATACAATACAGACAAGCGCTAGACCCTAGCGCCCCAAACCACCAAACCAAACCCAATTATGAAGCGCGCAATCATGTATTCTGCTCTGGTGCTAGCCTGCTCGACCACATCAATTCCACTGGCGCTGTTTTGTACGGGCTGCGGCTTCTACTTTATTCTGAAGGGTGAAACTTAACCAAACTCCCACAGGCCCGCTTAACCGCGGGCCTTAGTCCAAACGTACCACCCGGGGTAGGGTAGGAGTTCTCGCGGCGCAGGTCACCGTCCCGGGAACCTACTGGTACAATCTCAACCTACTCTACCCTACTACACAACAGGGGGTAGGGGTCGAGTTCCTGTAGAGTAGTATCTAAGTACCGAAAAATAAGAAATCGTGTCGAACACCGGCTTAACATTACGCCACGCCCAGGGTCAAGTATTCAACAATCGCTCACGTTTCCGCGTCCTCGTTGCCGGTCGCCGCTTCGGTAAATCATATTTAGCTTGCATCGAACTTCTGCGTGGAGCAATCGAACGCCCCGGCGAAACATTCTTCTACGCAGCGCCAACATACCGAATGGCCAAAGATATTGCGTGGAAAGTATTAAAAAAGCTAGTCCCGCCAGCCTGGGTAAAGGCAAAAAACGAAACCGACCTAAAGCTGGAACTGGTAAACGGCAGCACGATCGAACTAAAAGGCACTGAAAACGCAATGGCGTTGCGCGGCAGAAGCCTATCCGGCGTGGTACTAGACGAAGCCGCCTTCATGGACCCCGAAGTCTGGTTCGAGGTGATCCGCCCCTCCCTTGCAGACAAACAAGGCTGGGCCTTATTCATCTCCACTCCGGATGGAACAGCCTCCTGGTTCTACGACCTCTGGTGTTACGCCGAAGAAGCCGAAAAGGACTGGAAACGCTGGCAATTTACCACTATCGACGGCGACAATGTACCACCCGCAGAGATCGAAGCAGCGCGAGGCCAACTCGATTCACGTACATTCCGCCAAGAATTTGAAGCCAGCTTTGAAAATCTAAGCGGTTTAGTCGCAATCAACTTCAGCGACGCCAACATAAGCACCGAAATCAAAGATATTCCCGTACTCCCCCTACTGGTGGGCCTGGACTTCAACGTATCCCCCATGTCCGCCGTGTGTGCCGTCAAATACCAGTCCGAACTCTGGGTATTCGACGAAATAATCCTCACCGGAGGCGCCACCACCTGGGATTTCTGCGAAACCCTAATTGACAAATACGGCATGGAGCGGCGAATCATCACCTGCCCCGACCCAACCGGCGCGGCCCGCAAAACCTCCGGCGTTGGAGCAACCGACCACTCAATCCTCCGCAAAGCGGGCCTCACCGTATCAACACCCCGCTCTCCCTGGAAGATCCGCGACAAAATAACCTGCGTAAACATGGGCCTCCTCGACGCCGCCGGAACCCGCCGCATCAAAATCCACCCCCGCTGCGTGGAACTAATCAAAAGTCTGCGCACTTTAACCTACACACCCCACACAAACATGCCCAACAAAAATCTCGGCGTGGATCACTCATTCGACGCCCTTGGTTACATGTGCCTACAAGTATTCAACCTTGCCAAACCGGAAAACATGGGCTCCACCGACTTCCGCGTCTGGTGACCTATACTGGAACTACCCGCTGGTACCGCGATGGCAGCAAAAAAGAAGACTAAAGCCGAAAAGAAAATAGCCAAAGTTATGACTGAATATGGCAAAGGCGAACTGCGCTCAGGCAGCAAAAAGGGTCCAATTGTAACCAACCCCGCCCAAGCTCGTGCAATTGCCATGTCCGAAGCGGGCATGACCAAACCCAAGAAAAAGCCCGGCAAAAAGTAATGACCGTCACCACCACAATATGCACCGGAAGTTGCTCCAACCTATCAATTGACTTCGAGACCGATACACTCGAAGTAACAATGATATTTCCAGTTCCCGAAAGCGCCTACAACATCGCCTCCCTCGTCCACCGCCTAGTTGATGGCATCGAAGTAATCGTAGGCCAAGAAGAGGACGAATAATGGCAACCGACGGCGGCATCATCCACGATGGCGAGCTCACGATATGGACAGAAGGCAGCCGCACCACCACCGGCTACTTCACTTCCATCGAAGCCGTAGCCCACAACTGGGTCTTCCAAGTAACAGTTAGCGGCCTAACTGGCGGTGGCAAACAAGCCGTCTTCGACTACGAAGGTTCCCTCGATGGAACAAACTGGGGCCACCTAACTGTATTATCAAAAAAAGCAGGTGATGTTAGTACGATCGATGCAGATGGCACACACATATTCTTTGCCCAAAACCAACCCAGCCGCTTCATCCGAGTCCACCTACGCACTTTAACCAGCACAAGCACGGCAACAGTATCTGTCAAAATAGGAGCAATGTAACTCCCCTCATGACATATACCGGCGCAGTTGGCACAATCAGCAAAAGCATCAGCGATACTCCCTTCACCCGTTCCCTCGACGCAATCGCAATGACTGCGAGCTGGAACGCAATGGCCGCCGTCACCCTCGGCTCCGACTTCATCCGCAGCCAAGCCGCCAGCTACCTCCCCCAAGAACCCCGCGAAACCGACGACGCCTGGGAATCCCGCATAGCCCGCTCCGTCCTCTCCCCCTACACCCAACGCATAATCGAAACCGCCGCTGGAGCAATCCTGCGCAAACCCATCCACATCGAAGGCGACGACTACTGGAAAACCTTTTCCGAAAACGTAGACGGCCTCGGCTCGGACCTAAATGAATTTGCCCGCCGCATTTTAGTCTCCAGCCTGACCTACGGCCACAGCGCAATCCTCGTTGACTACCCCCCAGCCAGCGTCGCCCTCAGCCTCGCCGAAGAACGCGCACTGGAACGCCGCCCCTACTTCGTCCCAGTCGAAGCACCCCAAATCTGGGGCTGGCGCCAAGAAACCACACTACCAACATCCCCACTAACCCAAGTTCGCATCCACGAATACACCACTCAACCCCAAGGCGACTTCGGCGAAACGCAAGTAGAGCAGATGCGCGTCATCTACCCCGGCAGCTACGACTTATACATCCAAGGCCAAAACAGCTTCATTCTGCACGAATCCGGTGAATTTACCCTCCCCGAAATCCCCCTAGTACCCATCTACGCCAACCGCCTGGGGATGTTACGGTCCCAACCACCACTTCTTGACATTGCAAATCTTAACATTACCCACTACCAACGCCAAGCCGACCTAATCCACGCACTCCACGTCGCCGCAATGCCCATCCTGATCCTAGAAGGCTGGGACATGGACACCAACGAAGTATCGGTCGGCGTGAACTACGCCCTAGCGATGCCACCAGGCAACAAAGCCTATTACGTGCAGTCGGACGCCACAAGTTTTGCCGCGCAAGCAGCAGAAATAACAGCAATCGAAACCCAAATGTCCACTTTGGGCATCACAAAACTGTTCGGCCAAAAGTTTGTAGCCGAATCCGCAGATTCTAAACGTATTGACCAGGCCCAATCTAATTCAGTGTTAGCGGTACTAAGCATGGAGGTATGTTCCGGCTTAAAACGTGCATTTGAGATGGCATCCCAGTATGTAGGCATCGAACCACCCGAAATCTACCTGGATCGTGATTTTGACTTCTACCGTCTGATCGGCCAGGACATAACAGCCATCACAGATCTGAACACCAAAGGTAAGTTATCCGACGAGACACTACTTGAGATTTTACGACGCGGCGAGCTTTTACCAGACGACCTAGACATTGAAGACGAGCTGGAGCGTATTGCAGGTAACGGGGTTTCTACTACAGAAGAGTTAAACTACGAAAGTCCTGAGACCTAATTTTCCGTGTCTGAACAACAACTCGAAACGGCTCCAGTGGAGACCGCTATTGAGCAGCCCGTGGCTGAACCAACCGATCTCGCAATGCAAATCGAAGCACTGCGATCCAAAAATACGGAACTAATAGGCGAACGCCGCCGCGATAAAGAAGCCCGCGAGGCCCTACAACGCCGCCTCGACGAAATAGAAACCACCCAAAAAGCCGCCCAACAACAACAACTGGAACAATCCGGTGAGTTTCGCACACTTTGGGAAGAAGCACAAAAAACAAACGCCGACCTCCGCGCCCAACTACAAGACCGCGAACAGAAAATAGGCGAAATTCAAACTAACTACAGCCGCGAACAGCTCAAAGCCCGCGCCATCTCCGACCTATCCGCCGCTGGAGCACTTGCACCCGACCAGCTCTACCGCCTCGTGCAAGACGACCTCCAATCCAAAGATGGCACTCCCGTTGCAATCAAAGGTGGCGTAGAAGTTGCCCTCACCGACTATGTAGCAGGATTACGCAACCCAGGCAGCGGATACGAACATCATTTTGCGGCACAAAATCGCGCTGGAATGGGCACAACAACAGCGCCACGCCCCAGCGTATTACCGGGCACTGCAAACCCATTCCGCCGCGAAAGCTGGAACATAACCGAGCAAGTTCGCCTGCTTGCTGAAAATCCAGACGTGGCTAAACTATTAAAAGCAGAAGCAACAACCTAGCCCTTGTGGGGCACCCCTGTGGGGAGGCCAAGCATCGTAAACCTTTCCTCCGGTAATTCCCAATGACTGCTGTTTTACAAAACTACGGCTCTGGAACTACATTCCTGAGCAACCTGATTGCCCGCCCCGAGTTCCTCAGCTACGTAGCTGAAGGTATCTTCCAACAGTCCAAGTGGGTTCAGTCCGGCATCGTACAGCGCAACGCTGCTCTCGACGCCCGTGCTGGCGGCACCCGTGTACGTGTGCCTTTCTTCGACGCAATCGCCCCCACCGAGGTGGTAATTCAGTCGAACCACACCTGGGGTAGCGGCGGCTACATGAGCCCTGCCGGTGTAACAGCCGACGAACAAATTATGACAATTCTGCACCGTGGCTTTAGCTACGCGGCAGACGATCTAGGCAAGCTCGGCAGTGGCGCTGATCCTCTCGCTCACGTTCGTGACCAGCTAACCGCTGCGATCAACAAGCTCAAAACCACCACCCTACTGGCACAACTCGCTGGTATTTTCGGCGGCATCGCCTCCGACGGTATCTTGAGTGCCAACACAGTAAACGCTTCCTTTGCAGGCGTTCCTGGCTCCGTAACCGAAGCCAACTACCTGACCGCAGCAAACGTTGTTAAGGCCAAACTGAAGCTCGGTGAGCGCAGTTCTGACCTCGACGTAATTGCAATGCACTCCAACGTAGCTGCCTACTTGCAGCAAGTTGGTATGCTCACCTTCAGCACCTCTGCACTATCCGCAGCCGGTTCTGTTGTGTGGGGCGGTGGCGGTGTAGGTGTGACAAGCGAAGACGTAGCCCAGTTCGCTGGTCTCCGTGTGGTAATCGACGACCAGCTCACCAACTTGACCGGTGGTACCGCGACTCACATCGTTAAGTACCCCGTTTACCTGTTCAAGTCTGGCGTCATCTCCGAAGGTATCCAACAGGATCTCCGTATTGCAACCGACCGCAACATCTTGTCCCTCCAGGACGTGATGGCAGTTGATTACCACTACGGTTATCACGTATTGGGAACCAAGTGGTCTGAATCCACTGATAACCCCACCAATGCAACATCTTCTGGCAAC